ATCGAGGCTGGATTGGCAAGGAAACTAGAACGCGACATGGCCGTGATGATAATCAATCCGTACATGGTGCGGAAGCTGTTTGACTACAGGGTACACCGGAAGAAGAGTGAAGAGCGTAGGACGGGAGTGAAGCATGAAGATGCCGTGGAATCGAAGTAGAGGCAACGTAGTTCTGCCGATTGAGCCAGAAGCGCCAGAAGTACCTATCAGAACCAATTGGAAGCTGACGATGTGCCGTAAATGCAAGCGTGTATCCTGGTTCGGTATGCCAATTCCGTATGCCGTGACATCGAAAGAGGACGTTGAGCAACTACGGCGAGTGAATCAAGGACGTGGATCATCGAAGCGGATGAAAGTGATGATGCCCCTTCGCCTAGTTATGAGTCGCCCAGAACGACATCCATGGAGATGCACGTGCGGTGCTGGAGTTGAAATGTGCGGAGTTGCTCAGACTGCAACTAGCGTGCTGGCTGTAACGCAGTTCAAGATGAGGAGTGATAGATGATGGAAATGCAAATGCTGGATGCTGCAATCTATGAGGCTGAGAGGTTTCTGAAGAAGGCTAAGCGGTGTAAGAAGAGTCCGACCAAGACAGAATATGGATACGCTTACTGGGATTTCAAAGAGACTGGAGCCACTAAACGATCGAGCATGGATCTATCTCGCGCACTGTCAGATCTTAGACGATGAAGATAATCGCCTTGGGAAGCGGGGGCAACGCACCCCCGCTTCCATCAATTACCCAGACACTTGGTTCTCTGGATGCTGTTTGTTCCACTTCGCAACCTTTTTTCGCTGAACATCCCAAGCATTCAATGCCGACATCAATGCCTCACTAAGCGATTCAGTGTCATACACAGTCATCGCATCTGTGACGATCGCCGCCATCCTCGCTGGGATGTATATCGTTGTACGTTGCGGGATGCCGCGGGGTATTGGAAGTGAAATGCCAAGTGCAGCATCGAGCTTCGCTTGTGTGCCTTTGTGCGGCGGGGCACTATGTCGCCCCTTCTCAAGGCTGGAGATCACGCACGGCTTGATACCTGCCAATCGCCCAGCATCTTCAAGCGACAATCCCATCTTTAGACGCGCATCCAAAATCATCTTGCCGACTGCCTTCTTGTCCCATGTCATCGCGGTCATTTGTGTCCTCCTAAAACACCGTATCTGTCTACGTTATCGCCTGTTTCGCTGTAGTATTTTCGTTCTATCGCCTGTATACTAATTATATGCCTCAAGCGCAGACTACATCAACGTTTGAGGTAGGTATGATCCTTGACAAGTGAACGAGTAATTGGCCGTCGGCGTCTTGCGAGACGAAGTATGAAGACGCCGACTCCTGCAACGATATATGGCGCGGTTATCGCCGCCATGATGCCGAGGACGTTCATTCGTATATACCTCCCTTGGCTAGATTCTCTTCCGCCCATAGAGGCTGTAGGTTTGTGTAGTGACACGCCTGCAAGAACTGTTCCCTATCTGTCAAGTCGAACGATGCAAGCGGCTTGATGTGGTCGATGTGCCATCCGTAGAAAGACCAGTTATCCCACGTCATACCTGGACGGAATAGCGCCTCAAGATGTGCCTTGAGTTCATTGATTGTGCAGCCGAGGTCTCGGACGGCGCTGCCTGTTTTGAAGTTTCTGTCGAGAGCACGGCGCAAACGTTCTCGTAGATTATGTCCCAATTTGCCTTGAATTGTATTCCTGAAATACTTCTGATATGCCACACAATAAGCCTTGTACTCAGGTGAATTGCGATATGATTTCTGCTTCGTCTTCCTTTCTGGCGCATCGAAGTAGTCCTTCATATAGGCTTTCTGCCATGCTTTGTACTTTGGACTCGATTCACGGATCTTCTTCTTAGCCTTTGCCTCTTTAGTATTTCGATATGCTTTCCGTTTTGCCTTTTGATCTGGAGAATTGCAGAACTCTTTCATATATGTCTTCCATTCTGGCGTCTGCCGTCGCGCTTTCTGCTTGGCCTCGTATTCTGGTGTTTGACATCGCGCCTTCGCCTCAGCTTTTCGTTTAGCCGCATATTCTTTGTCGCAAACACATGCAACAGTTGTCTTACAGCATCCAGCCTCTCTTGCTATCGCTGCATACGTCCACCCATCAGCCTTCAACTCACGCATCCTAGATTTCTCTTCCTCAGTTACGCGGTTAGACATCAACCCTCCTTAAAGCGCAACGGTCTGATGGACGATTTCGATATCGTCGTCATTCAGCCCGAGGTACAACATGGTCTCTCGTTGGTTCGAGTGATTGAATGCCGCCTGTACTACTGCCAACTGCTGATCGAACGTAACGACAGCGTGATAACCGAAAGTCTTTCGCAGTGAATGGGCAGCGATAGGATCCTGAATTCCCACACGCTTCGCCTCAATCCCCATCTGCCGCGAAAGGTGCTCGCGGCTGTAGACTTCTCGCGTGATTGGATTCCTGAATATCGCCTCATCTCGCTCGGGGATACGCCCGAGGCTATCCAAGAGGAACCGGAGAGATTCGACAACATTCTCGTTGATGAATATCCGCCGTGGCTTATTCGTCTTCTTCTCAATGAGCGTGAGGTGGTCACGCATCGTGGTCGTACCATCAAGCCACACTGAGCTCCACGTCAATCCCCGGAGATCGGATACGCGCAGGTTGGTATTGCAGCCAGTGACGAAGAAGCAATACATCGCCGCTGTCTTCTCCGTCTTCAAGTTTCGCCTAATTCGCTGGATATGGTCTATTCGCCTAATCGGGTGTACACGGATCATCTTAATCACCTCGATTGCATCATACTACTGGGAGAGCGATATATCAAACTTCATCTTAGCTATCGCCTCGGTTGGCAAGTCTGGCAGGTCGGCCTTCACAAATAAGCCGATTGCTCCCTCTTCGGCATACCAAAAATGACCATCTCCAACGATAACGAATGAGTTGTTCCCGGTGAGAGAAACCTTTACAAGTGACCGCCTTGGTTTCTCTTCTATCTCTCCAAATTTCCATCCATAGAACCACCATTCACCTACCTCGTCAGGCCATTCTATTCGCCATTCGTAGATCATCTGCGCCTCCTGATTCCGCCGTTTCAAGCACGTGCTCAAGGATCGCCTGCTGCGTCGCTGTCGGCTGTGTGAGGTACATGCTGTCTCGCTCGATCGCGTATTCGCCTCTTCCTGCGTGATGGTATACCTGATTCCCGCCGATTGTCAGCGGTGCGCCTGCGATTACGACCTTCTTGTATCCTGGTGCTGGTTCAAATGGCATTCGCCGCCTCCTTCAAATTCGCCTTTTCTCGCCCAGTATCGGGCCTGCCTTCATGCCTCTCCTGATGTCGCAGATGATCGCCTACTTTGTCGCGCTTTGACTCGCTAGGCTCCCACGCTGGCCGGTTCATGCTGGAATAGCACGACAAACACGGTTCGCAGTCGCCTGACGTGTCGAAGTGCTGGCAGTCGCGGCAATTATTCGCCGTCCTTCGCTTGATTCCTTTCACCTTGCACCTCCAGAAATTCGCCTATTTTCGCCTATTTTCGGCAGTGCCTGGGGTCGCCCCGGTCCGCCCGGGACGACCCGCGCCCCCTCTCAGTCGATCGATTTCATGAATTCGCGCAACGCTTCGACTTCGTTGATGATTTCCGCGCCGCCGTCTTCCCATTCTGTCGCCTCGACTCGCTGCATGAATTCTAGGGCGCTTGTAAGCGCGGCCACCATCGACGGGTAAGCGTTGAGCGCCTTCATGATCTGGACGAAGGGCGCGACATCGTGCGGGTCGTCTCCGCCGTCGTGAGATACAAGAGAGCAAAGAAGGCTTTCCGGCTGTTCTTTCGTCGTGTCCCATACATGGACGCCACGCGCTCCGCTGTCTTCCGTCCAGGTGGACCCAAATCTGTATCTCGGTGCGGGAACTTGCTTTGCTTGTTCTTCTGGTACGCCCGCCCACTGCAGTAGTTGAACGTCTCCCGGTTCGATATGGTCAGACAGGTTTTGTAGTTCCACGAGATCGCCATAGCTAATCCGCTCTGCTTCGATCTCGCCGCGCAGGTATTCCAGCCGGTCTTTCGTTGCTTGATCTGTCATGATTCCACGTCCTTTCCCTGGGACCGCCCGCACGGACGGCCCCGACTGGGAGGTGATACTTATTCTCCGAAGTAGTGCATCTGGCAGTATGAAAGAACCGCGTCGCGTTGTTCGCTTGATATATCAAACCATTCCGTCCACGGTGTGCCCCAGTCCTGGAACTGAACCAGCGCCGAGGTCGGTTGGCAGTATTCGTTAAGATCTCCGATGATTCGCACCGCAGGCCCCCCCGTGCATAGCAGTATGCAGAATTCGTCCGGCTTGTCTTCCGTCCCCGGTGCATACCATGAGCGCCGAACTTCAACGCTTAATGCGTTTTCTTGGATCCGTTCCCGCATTCCGTCTTCGTCGTATTCGTACCCTTCGAGCAATACCTCGCCGGATTCCCGCGCCGTCTCAAGTGCCGCCATTAGCTCGACAATGCTTTCAACTTGTGCCCGTGCCTGGTCCTTCGCTTGTGCTGTGTCCGTTGTCATTCTCATCATCTCCCGTGATGTTTTTACCGCTTGCCGCCCGCGAGGGAATTCAACCCCCGCGAGCGGGTGAGGTGGTACGCTTATACATTCACCGGCATAACTACCCACGATTGAAGCACGCGCCCCGGGACTGTATCTGGAGAGCTTGAGAACGTCCCCGCCTGCAGTCGCCCCCCGAGAGATACGCGCACTGTTTCAGATTTCCCGAACTTTAGAACGTCCTCGAGTAGCGAACCGTTAAAGCTCACCGGCTCACCGTCCGCGCTTGGTGAATCGTCAAGCCTTACATTTTCGCTATAGCTCCCGAGGTCACGGCAACCGCTGGACATCTGCAGAACACTAGAACCGCCTACAGTGGCAAGCGTTACCGCTAAGGAATCACGAAAGGCGACAATGAGCCCGCGCCTTACCGCCGATAGCAAGGCTTTTCTATTCACTGTGAACTCTACCGCGCACGCTTTGGGAATTACGCGCTCAAAATCCGGGAACTCCTCAGGGATACCCCGCAACTGATAGCAAGCAGACGCGAAAGAGACCACAAGCCGCTCATAATCCCCGTGGATAATTTCAAGCCGCACGCTTTCCGAGGACTTAACAAGCGTTGCAATCCTGGCCAGTTCTGCAGCATTGACTAGGACGGCCCCTTCTTCGTTGCAATCCGTAGCGAACTCCTCAAGCAGTAGACGGAAACCGTCTGTAGAGGCGAACTTGACGCGCCCCTCGCTATATATCACGTTGACACCTGCAAGCTCTGGACGATTCCCGGTTTTTGAGCTCGCCGCCTTGAGTCGCTTTGTTAGCCCCTTGAACACGTCGCCGGCGAATACTCCGAGTGTGAAGCTCGGAGCCGCGCCCGGTGTATCTGGGTAGTCCTCAATGGTCAGAGTCGGAATGACCGCGCCCCCGATTGTCAGAGTACCGGCCTCAGTTGATAGAACAACCTCACCGGCTGGAAGTTTCCCGGTTATCTTTGCCAGTATCGACGCGGACACAATAACGGAATCCGGCCCCTCGTCTTTATAGGTCAAGCAGTCAGGGGACGAATAACCCCACGTTTGCAGATTCGTTGCGGACAACTGCAACTCCCCGGGTAGTGCGTCAATACGAACCGTCTGCAGGATAGGCATTCTTGAGGACTTACCCCCCGCAACCTTTCCCGCTTGCTTAACTGCTTGCTGCAGCTCTTTTGCTTCAATGATGGCCTGCATGGTTACACCGCCCCGATTGTTTCCGCGTATCGTTCGGTTTCCTGATCGTGGTTGTGACAAATCCCCGCAATCATTGCACCCTCTGAGCCGCGCACGTGCAAACGGATGTAGCAGCACTGAGCCCCCCGCGCTTGATTGTCAAACGACTTGTCTAAGCCCTTACCGCTTACCTCGTTCCTGGACAACCCCAGCCGCGTGACGTTGTTCTCACCGTCAATCAACGTCTGGAGATTCGATAGGACGGCATCGATAAACTCCGGGTTCCCGTCAATCCGCACCCCGCACGCGCCATACGTCGAACCCTTGGCCTTATACGGCAATGGCGCCATATACTGTAGGGGATCCTGACCGGGTGAGAGTTCCTTCCATGTTTGCAGTGCTTCCTTCTTTAGCATCTCGTATCACCTCAATCAGATATTACCTATAAATGGCGACAGTCTCAATACCCTTGCCCCGTCGCTATGTCTCGCCGTATAATGGTCGTATGTCACGCTTATCCCTTTCACGCAGCACGAAGAAGAATAACGCCGAAAACGCAGCAGGGCTGCAAAGGACAGCACCCCATCTAACACGGAAGCCTGGGGTGCCAAAGGAGTGTCTTTCGACGGGTCCTTGCTGCTCAGCCCTGTCATTTCCCCGTGACGCGAGCAGTCGTCTTCCAGGGCCACACTTTGCTGGATACGGAGAGTTCGCATGGTCGCTCCCTCATCCGTCCCTCGACCTTGACCGCGGCTTGGACCATCAAGTACGGTTATCGGCATGGGTAGGGTTCATGTGTTGCAGCACTACGCTGATCAAGACAATCACCCCCTTTGTAGTCCACGCGGGACTACCACACAGAATAGGCGAGAACTGATGGAAGAGTCAATATGAGGGATGACAATCCTCTAACAATGGCAGACCTCCCATCATTCCCGATAGAACGGGAGAGATACGGCCCTTTGTACGCTTTCTGGGACGGGGTTGCGCCAATGTACATGGAAGAGGTGTATACTCTTCCCAATATGACTCTATGTGTCGCAGTTGCAGCAAAAGACGGTGTTGTTTTGGGTACAGATACACAGGAAACACGATCGGATGGATCCAAACGCAATGGCGTCAGCAAGATTGTAGAAGTTAGCGACACGATGGCCGTAGGGCTTTCTGGAACTGGGAATGTTGCCAAGGGTATTCTAGGACACCATGGCCTATTGGAACATGCGCGAAGTCTGAAAGACGCAGACCAGATCGGAGACTTCTTCGGCAGTTGCTTCCTGGGAAGCGTCCAAGGGCACTCGCATAGGCCAGACTTTTATAGGGAAACATATGACTTGAAAAACGGTGCGGTTGATCCGAAAGTTCTAGATCTGCGACTACTGCTTGCATCCTTCGACGGGGAAGCATCTATTGGAGAGGTATCTCCTCAGACTGGCTATTCATTTGCCCCGATGCAGAGAGCGCATTGCATAGGAGTAAATGCCTTTGCAAACGCCCTCCTTCCAACGCTTGCCCCAATTGGGAAGCCTTTGCCAACAGTTGCCGAAGCAGAGATAATTGTGGCGTTATGCCTGATGGTTACAGCAGATCGCTTTTATGGTGTCGGCGAGCCATTTGACATTGTGAGGATTACAAAGGGAAAGATAGAGCGATATAGCACCGCAGAGAAACCACAAGTGTTGAAATCGGCTAGGAAGTTGTGCAAAGCATGGAAAGAAATGTTCAGGATCATCTCTGAAGAAGCGTCTAGCAACTCTGAAGAACTAAATCCATCAACTTAGCCCTTTCATCCCTGTGCGAGCATCTAAACGCGAACTCATCCAGATATTCCTGTAGATGGATGGCCGATACATGATGGTAGACACCGACGAGTCCTCGCTTGAAAAGCGACCACGCATTCTCCACATGGTTCACGTGCACACCATTCTCTGAGTAGTGGAGCCAATGATTGACAGTACGATGTAGCCCGAACTTGGACAGGATCTTGAACCGCCGCGCTTGGTCTGTGTAGATCGTCTTGACATAACCAAGGTTCATGGTACATACGCGGTTGATCTCAGCGTGAGTGAGCCTATCAATGCGTGTGTCCTAAGTGCAAAAACCCTTATTGGGATAGACCTAGACGCGATTCACAGAAGAAGAACTAACACACACAAGGTAGGTGCGCTCTTGAATTCACAAGGCCTAATTCCGTACTCTGCTGCATCAAAGGGATAAGGGGGTCGTATGTCCTCAAATGGTACAACCAAGAAAAGGGTAACAGATTACGATTGGCCCGCTTTGCTCGCTGAATTCCTTACCCAGCCTACGATGTCTATTCAAGATTTCGCAGAGTTCAAGGGTGTACCGTTCTCCACTGTCAAGAATCACAGCGATAAGAAAGGCGATTGGATAACCAAGCGTAATCAGCATTACAGAGAGATCCACCAACTCACTTTCGATCGTATCGCAGGCATCATTGCCGAAACTCGTGCAGATGACATCTCATCTTTCAGAGCACTAGAAGAACGCCTGCAGGCCGTTGTCCTCAAATCGCTTGAATTGCTATTCCCGCCAGAAGATGCACCGCTTGAGGCCGTTCTAGCAGCAACCGCACGACTCGAGGAAATGTCAGCGGACAAACTAAGCACGATCATAAACACCGGCATGAGAACGCTAACCGAGACAGGCAGGCATCGACGTCTATTATCTGGACAAGCAACCGCCATTTTCTCGCGTGCTGAATTGCCCGATATTGAGCTTCCTATCCCGCTGGAAGAAGCTAAAATGTTGGAATTACGCAGCAGATTAGCACAACAAGCCCTCAACGCTATCGACAACGGGCAACCGCTTGACGTGGAGTACACCGTGGCAGAATCGCCTGAGATCGCCGGAGATCCTGACCCCGTGGCCAGTTCCGCCGGTTCGCCTGGAGTTCGCCGCCACAAAGAATAGCCGTGTATACGTTACTGGATAAGGTATACACTCGATTTCGCCAACTCACTCATAGCCAAGCTCGCGGTACAGTATCGCCCTGAGGTAGGCGGCTTTCGTTAGTTCGCCCTCCTGTATTCGCTTGGATAGCAAGTCTTCAACTATTGGGCACACTCGGAACGTGAGAAGGACAGAGTTCGCCTTATCGCTATCCTGTAGGGGTATACATGCCGGTTCGCCCTTGTGTATACGTGTAGGGGTGGCCGGTTCGCCTGTTTCAACCCGTGAAACGATCTGTGACGCTTGCGCCATTCTCTCTTTCTTCAAGCAAGCAGTACACTTGCCGTATTGCTTCTCTACTGTAGACAGGATGGGAGCTTGACATACCTTGCAACGTGTAGCCATACTTCACCAACTCCATTGTATACGTGATGGCATCGAGTATACAGTGCGATAGCCAAAGAGAAAAGGGCGTCCAGTGCTGCAGACGCCCCTGATCTCCCCTCACTAGCAAGCGTAGGGATTCTCCTCACTGAACACGATGAACATAGCTTTGGGGTCAATGCCGTCATACTCGCACGCCTTGAGCCAACGCTCTCGATAGGATAGAAGCACGATCTCTACGGGTCCGTCTGTCATTGTCTTAGGCATTGTCTTCCTCCTCGTTGTTGTTGCCCTGCAGCCTGGCCAGTACCACAGCCAGGCTAGCGCGTTGCGTCGCTGTCATAGCTTCGACGTGTACTTGGTTGTTCACGATGTGAAGCACCTTCCTAGCGTGATTGATCGCTCGCCGTTTAATGCTTCTGCGATGTGCTCCCATGTTGAATGGGTGCAGAAGGATCCAGTTCCATTTAATGCAGGGGGACTGAGCTCCTCGCCAAATATAGAATAGCGTTGAACTCTGGCACATATAATCTGGCCATCGCCTAGGCAGTTGACTGTCTTTGCTTCTTCCCTTGCTCGTCGTGCTGTCCACTTCTGAGTCATATCCATCACCTCACTGTTAGATGTACCATCATAGCGAATCCCTATAGGGTAATACTAGGGAACAGTGTCACCTTTCTATCTGGACACGTGTCACTTAATGGGCAGTGTGTGACATGGATGAGCGGATGAGCCTAGGCGACACGGATGAGCCGAGCCGAGCATGCCGAGCATGTCACACAATCAAACGGATGAGCGGATGAGCGACACGGATGAGCGCATGCCGAGCGCATGCCGGCACCGGGATCGATGAGCTGTTCGGATCCCGTATGGCCCCGATTGCACGACCAACGGGAGAGGGGGGAGGTTGCTCAAGATTTTCTGGTAATAATTTGAAAAGGGCATGCTCAAGATTTTCTGCTCCCAGTTTCAAAAGTGCCAATTCGAAACATCTTTTAATCCTAGCTGGATTTCTTTTGGAGGGGGGGGTGCCATTTTTTATTTCTGAAATTTCCAGCGAACTTGCATCACCTGAGAGTTTCTAGTAGGATAGGTGCATGGCCAAGAAGGAAGTGCGGACAGACGGAGATGAAGACACAGGCAGGTATTGTCCATGCAGCAGGATCCCTAAGAGCTGGTGGGTGAAGTTAAGGTACAGGCCACGAGATGTGAGGATGAAGAACTGTCGGACTGACGATGATTGATAGGAGAATGAAGATGAAAGTAGAGATTCTGCGTGAAGCTGGATTTGAAGAAGCACTGCTGGGGATATCTCTGAGCTACAACAGTGGTGGAGATATGAAAGTGGTTGCTGACAAGCTGGTAAAGAGAGGCGGGAGTCATTCGAAGTTTCTCGAGAGCATTGCAGTGTGGCTGGATATCGAAGCTCCTCGATATTGGTGGCAGCAATTTGCTACATATCGTATTGGGACATCTGCTCAATCAGAATCTACGATGCACACGCTGCTTGATGGAGAGCTCACTGAAGATAACTTCTCGTGTGAGGTACATGATGTGTATCTTGACATCATCAACGCAGTGATCAAGGCAGGAGATCTTGCCCATGCGAAAGGACTTCTTCCTGAGTCCTTCCTACAGCGGCGGATTGTCTGCACGAACTACATGGCGTTGAAGCGGATGATCCAGCAGCGACGGCACCACAAGCTGATAGAATGGCAGATATTCTGTACTCAAGTTGTGATACAGGCAGAGCATCCAGAGTTTCTTGAGGTGGCGAAATGATTCTTAACGACAGACAGATCCACGAGTTGTGCATGTTTTCAGACGATCCAATGATCAAGCCATTCCTATCTATGCAGGTAGGCAAGCCATCGTTCGGCTTGGGCTCCTTCGGTTATGACCTAAGACTAGGAAGTAATTTCCTTCTGGCATCACGGATTGACATCATCGCTGACCCGATCGATTACGATTCGAATCTATGCCATGTTCTCAAGCGCGAGGACGAGTTTATCCTGCATCCTGGACACCACGTCCTAACTGAGTCCGTGGAGACGTTTAACATGCCTAACGATGTCTGTGGAGTGTGCTGGGGCAAGTCGTCTTACGCTCGTTGCGGGCTTTTGGTGAACGTAACGCCGCTGGAGCCTGGATGGAAAGGAATTCTGACTCTTGAGTTGGCGAATGTGTCTCCGAATCCGATTCGATTGCATGTCGGCAAAGGGATCGCACAGGTAGTCTTCTTCCGAGGCGAGAGGCCGGATCGAACGTACACTGAGAAAGAGAGCGGCGGCATATATCAGAATCAGATTGGAGTTACAGTTCCGCAGTAATGAAGCACGAACCAGCCTCACCGTAGCTGCGACATTCCTCGATGTGGTGTTGGGGTGGGGCTGGTAGTAGAATGCGAACGACGGCGGTGTGGAAGGACACGCTGAACCCATAATGAGCTGTGTGCTGGTGACTGGGATGTCAGCTAAGACGTAACGATATTGACGGTTAGCGACCGCAAGCATGTACAGTAAGCAGGTATCAATCCCTGCCCGTCGTTTGCATTTCCATCCTGATCTTGCTATGTTTGTGTGTGGAAAGGCAGCACCGCTTCAACGCATTACCTCCTTGATTCGAGAGGCGCACCTGGGACTTAGGCCCCTGGGTGCGTTTCTTTTGAGTTGCATCACCTCGGAGTTTATCATATACTTCCAAGAGAGGTGATTGGCGATGGCCGATAAAGTAATTGAGAGGCAAGAACTTCAGTGTCATGCCTGTGGCAAATACGTTCAATTCGACATCGATCTATCTTTGAATGGGAATCATGTGCTTAACTGTCCGAACTGCGGTCATGAGCATTGCTTTGTATCAGGCGTGGGCGAACACCGTAGGAAGCTCATGAGGCATCAACAAGAAATGAGCAGGACCATCGTGGGGAATCCCAAACCAAACGGAAGAAACTTGAGTTTAAGTTGTCGGGCGGTGGGCTCCTGCTCGCTGAATATGGAGGATAGATGACTGAGAAAAACGCTGGCGTCGTGCGCTCAAGGAACAACAAAGAGAGATCGTTCGCGCCTGTTACAGCTGAATCGATGCGACAGCGGATGACGATTCGAACGAACAAGCAACTCCAGTATGTGTTGGCGAGGATCGGCAAGGCGGCTAAGAACAACTGTGGTCGAGTGAGGTGCCATCCTGACGAGCTTGATGCAGCGTCTAGGGCATTCCTCACTGATGATCTTGGATACGTCGTTACGTTCATCACTGAGAAGGACAAGTACGAAGTGCGATGGGCGGGATCAGCGGACGACGATGAAGAGAATGTTGATGTAGAAATCGATCCAGGTTTTGCGGAGGGATGATGAGTAGAGACACAGACCAAACGCTCGACAATCTGAAGGATGAAATCGGAGAACTCGATGACAGGATTTCTGATCTTGAAAACTACAACTACACTCTGAAAGAGCGCGTTGCAGAACTGGAAGCAGAAGTTGGAGAGAGGGATGCACAGATAGCACAGATGGAGGGCTCATGAGTGAAGTGAAGCACATGGACATCAGGGAATTCAAAGAGAAAGGGTATCTCCAGGAAGCGAACAGGAGATTCTTCCATCCTCTCGGATTGGCATTGGTCGTCTCCAGGAATGATAGCGACGGGAGCATGGAACTGTTCGGGATACAAGATTCAAGAGACGATCCAGAAGGCATCGTGTTTGATGAGTTCGACGTCGCTCTGGCGACTAGCGTGTCGTGTGACATGCTGGCAAGGGCTGAATACCGCGGCAAGCTGCCCTATTGCAACAATGGTGGAGTACAGACGGAGAACGCATCATGAAGATAGCGAAAGAGATTGCGGAGCATATCGAAGACCGGCAGTGCCCGGGGGGAGAGATGTCGGCAGCGATGCTTGAGAACATCGTAGCGGCGAAGCTGGAGCCTGTGAAGAAGGCGCTGAATGATCTGATTGAAACCTGCACAAGCAGTGATGTGATGGAATTTGGCGAGACACCGGACAGAGAGGCAATTAGAGGTGCGCAAGCCGCCCTTGCGCTATTCGAGGACGAATGCGATCACGAATGGGTGGACGCAACAAACGAGGTTGTATCTGGCGGAGAGGTCTGCGTGAAGTGCCATGCTATCCGCGCCACGCACGAGGAGGATTTATGAATCTTCCTGACGGCGTAGCATGTGGCCATCGAGCGTGTCTGTCGCACAAGACGTATCCATGCCCGTTCTGTGGCAGGATTGCCGGCAGAGAGTTGACGACATCGGAGAGGGTAGCGAAGGCCGTGCTGGATACGTTCCCTGGTTCTGGTGGTAGAACAGAAGAGGAATGGTTCGCTGCGTGCGTTGAGCTCATAACTCCGATCGTTGATGGTGCCGACGCAGAGCAAGGGATTGACGTAAGCGGCTTCTCTTCATCAGCGGCAAAGAGATCAGTACCGATAACTCTCAAGATTGAACCTCGTATTGAACCGCGTCCATGGCTATGTATGCCAGCACGAAAGAACTATCTCAAGGCTGCATGGGAGTGTATTAAGTTCCCGTTCAGACTCGTAGCGAACTTTCTGACAGCGATGGGGCAGGTCAAGTAATTGCATCACCTCAGAGAATGTAGTATGATTGCGGAACAAGACTTTAGGAGGCAACATGAACCTGTCAGACGAAACACGGAAGAACTTGATCGAGGAACGCAGCAAGATTGATGCGTTGTTGGGAGATGTGCCTACGCTTGAATGCAAGCTAGGCCGTCCAGTGTTGGTGACTACGGACAAGCGCGGGGTGTTTTTCGGGTATGCAGACGACACATCTGGAGATCCTATCGTGCTGTTGAATGCACGCAACTGCATCTACTGGCACAAGTCAGTTGGAGGATTTGCTGGGTTGGCTACTGTTGGCCCTAACGATCAATGTAGAATTGGTGCGCAGGTCAGCCAGATTGAACTGCGTGGCATCTGCTCGGTTAGCGAAGTCGAGAGCCCTGCGGTAAAAGCGTGGGAGACGGCATCATGCGTATCCTAGCAGGAGAACTTCCTTCTTGGGCAGTTGGCTACGGCTCCGGCTCCGGCTCCGGCTACGGCTCCGGCTCCGGCTCCGGCTCCGGCTACGGCTCCGGCTCCGGCTCCGGCTCCGGCTCCGGCTCCGGCTACGGCTCCAGCTACGGAGACGGCTACGGCTCCGGCTACGGCTCCGGCTACGGAGACGGCTCCAGCGAGCAGTAAAGGTAGTATGATTGCAGTGGAGGGGATTTAGATGGCAGAGCAACCGCTGAGATTTAACACCATGCAGGGACTCATTCGACATACAGGTGGCAATGGCATCATGTTGAATGGCGTCAACTTTGAAGTCCCAGCGGGAGGCTTCACATTCGTAGGAATCGAGCTTGTCATCGCTGGGAATATGATGATGCCGAAGGTGCGCGAGTTGACAGGGCCAATGGCTGAACGCTACGGCGCGATGCGATTCGGAGAAGAACAGCTGCAGAATGTGATACAGCAATCAGCTATGGCCGGAGGAATGGATGTGCCGTTTATGTTCTCGTTCGACAGACCGAGGCCAAAGACATCAGTGAACTGAAATGTCGTCGGCCATGATGTGGTCGTGCCGTAAAAGCCTTGCGCCTCGCTTGTCGCAGGGGCACGCCACGGAATGAGTCGACAACCTCCAAGGAGGGCGGCGTAGGAAGAGAGCCCGCGCCGTCACTCCTGCATATATGAAGGAGTGTGATGATGCCTAAGACTGCAGAGAAGCCAGCACTCAGCGAACGTGACTGGGAAGAAGACACCAAGCACCACCATGGGCGCCACAAGAATCGGTGCGTTGTGTGTGGGCATACGTTCATCGGCTACAGGCGCCGCCACATCTGCAAGAAGTGTATAACGGACTGGCGGAAATGAATTGCATCGTCGCGCACAAGAATCTTGACGACTTCGATCCTGGGAAGATAAGAGCAGTGTGGAATAATCGAAGAATCCATCCTGTCCGATGGTGGCGTACACGATCGAAGTACGGTGTGAGCGTTGAGACAACCGACGGGGAGAAGGTGTCTGGTAAATTCATAGTAGTCCTGACGGTATCTGAGTTCGATCAGTGGAGGGAGCGTCATGCCTAAGCCGAGAGCCACGAAAGAGATCAAGACTGCGAAGGTAGCGTTAGAGCAAGAGATAAGTGATGCCATGCACGTCATTACAAGCAAATTCCATGCTAAGTATCCTGGATGGATTGTCACTGATTCAGATCTTGGCATCATTGATGTGTCGACGCGTGATAGACAGGAGAGGATGACAGCCTCGTCTCGAGTAGAGCTCACAAAGACTGATATGTCGATGAAGATCTGCAAGGGCAATCAGGTCAAGGATATGAAATCGTGAAGAGGCATGGTGTGCCAAACACAATCTCTCATTTCCCAGGATGGTATACCCATAAGGCGTTCAAGATTAGCAGTTGGGCGAGGATAGATGGAGTAATCTATGTTGAATGCGAGAAGCCGTTTGAATGGGGCGAAGGCGGAACAGTTGATGAAGCAGTTGCTTCTCTGAAGGAGAATCTGTCGGATCATCTTAGGATGCTACTGGAGGACAAAGACACGCTTGCTAAATGTGCTCAAGAAACGTTGTCTCAATTCATGGACGATCATCAATGCGAGAGATGTAGCGAGACGTTCTCAAATGCCAGCGACATGATTGTCGAGTTAAGAAAGATCAAGGAGCTCAAATGAAAATTGAATTGGAGTACATCGTCAAGTTCGTCGTCTTCATGGTGTGGTTTGCGATGATGGCTGATGCTCTGGGGAGACTGTGATGGCTGAGAAACTGAAGCCGTGTCCGTTTTGTGGTGCCTTTGCCAAAGCAATCATTGATCCAGGATGTCCTTGGGTTGTGACCAAATGCACTCAGTGTGGGGCAGAATCAAATCTAATGATGGAGAACGCCAGATATCAGGACAATGAAATGGCGGCAATAGCCGCCTGGAACAACCGCGCTGGCCGCAACGAGACAATCGAGGAGTGCGCGAAGACGTGTGAACAGATGGTGAAGGAAATTGTTTGCCCCGAAGAATGTGCTGCTGCGATACGAGATATGAAGGAGTAATAATGGGATGGGATCAACAGAAGTGTGATGCTGCTGCAGAGAACATGACAAATGTGTTGTTCCTATCGTCTAATCAGGAACGCGATTTGAAGATTGCAGCAGCAGTATCAACGCTGACAGAGGCTCTTGGCTCAACTTGTAACGTTGAGATCAATGCAGAATATGGGGTCAAGCAAGTCGATCCAGTAGATGGGTGGCGTAACTACGAAAGGGATCCTAGTGGCAACAAGGTAATAATCACGATCACGGTAAAGAAATGAACAATCCTCCGGCGTTATCACCTCACATGATTACCGAGTGTAGATTTGCACTCAGCGCCGGAGGTATCTGTGAACATGGTGATTGCTCTTATGTGCATCACCTATTACACTTAATGCGGAAATGGAGATGATCTGAATGGCGAAGAAATTGATGCAAACGGCGACTATCTACGTGCCTCAGAAGAAAGTCGAAGAGAGGCTGATCGAGCGAATGATTGCGGTCGGCGCGAAGAAGGATCGATCGTTTAACTACGTTTTGTTGAAAGCGATCGAGGAGTATCTTGAAAAAGAGGAATCACAAGGAGCGTGAACGTGGCTAAGGATGAAAAGATTGCATCTGAAGTAGCAACTGGCGGAACGACATCGGCGGAGAAGACTCCATGGCAGCTACAGAATGAGATAGACAAGCTGGAGCAGCAAATAGAATCACTGAGGGCGCAGAACGCATTGCCGTTGACTGGCCTTGAGATCATGCAACTGCGAACCGTCCTGGCTGACAAGAAGGAGAAGCTAGGAGATCATGACGCTGTGATTGCTGGGATCGAATTGATTGCCAAGCTGGACGCATATCTGAATCCAGAGTTGCCGTTTAACGCTGGCGATGGAACGTCTTCTGTGTCGATGCCGCTTGATGGCGTGACGGCGCAATAAGATTCATTGAGTAGAAGATGGCGGCATACCTCCTGCGTAGTACAGCGGGAGGACTGCTGCTGAAGGAGTAGACATGGCCGTAGCACCAGACATGGAACGGACATCGGCAACTGTTCCCAAAGAGCATGTCGAGTTCTATAAAGCAGAAGTGAAGAGACTGCGGATACTTGGCGAACGAACATCAGTGGCTGAACTTGTCAGAGAGGCGATCGCAAGAGATGTCAAACGGATCCAGAGGAAGCGATAGCTGATGGCGGAAGAATGGAGATCAGTCGTTGGGTACGAGGGATGGTACGAGGTTAGCAATCTCGGGCGGATACGAAATGTGAAGAAGAGGCAAGGTACTGTTGTTGGCAGGATGATGAGTCCATCAACGAATCGACATGGATATTCATACGTGTGTCTCCGTCAAGATAATGAACAGAAGACAGCATTAGTTCATCGCGTAGTGATGGCTGCATTTGTAGGCCCATGCCCAGATGGATTAGAAACAAACCATAAAGATGGAATCAAAGGAAACTGCCAACGGTCGAATCTTGAGTATACGACTTCTTCAGAGAATCAAAGACATGCGTATAGACTCGGACTGAAAACTCCATGGGATGAGAGAGGAGAAAAGAACCCCTACGCTAAACTTACCGAGAGCAAGATCCACAATATCCGCAGAAGGCTAAAGCACGAAACGCAGACAGCTATTGCTAAGAGCGTCGGGATGTCTAGGGCTGCTATAGGGCTTATCGCAAATGGAAAAACATGGGGATGGCTAGAAGAGGAGCCAGTGTGACTAGACAGACGTTTTCAGGAAAAGAGGCAATTGCTGCATCGCGTGCGAAAGCCGGTGCGAATGCGTATCAGTGGGCAAATTCCTATCGGGTCATGCCCGATGGATGCACCTACTCGCTATTTAATCCTGATCGGTATATGGAATACCTATATGAGATATATATTGAAGCATCTCGTCTTAGAATCCCAGGTGGTAGAATAACTGTAATGAAGAGCGTTCAGACCGGGTTCTCAGAATGGGCAATCAATATGGCATTATGGTTCATGGATGTGAAGAAAGAACCCTGCCTGTACATGCTTCAGACGGACAAGCAGTTAGGTCCATTCGTACTCGCTAGGCTAGACCCTGCGATTGAGATCTCACCATATATCAGAGAAGGATTCTCTGGAGAGGCTGATAGTGTTGGGCTAAAGATCGGATGGAAGCAACCAATATACTTCCGTGGTGCGAAGTCCCCAGGAAGCTTGGTTGAGTTCTCTGTCGGAATGGTAGTGCAGGACGAGAAAGACCAGATGGAGCCATTGGGCGTTGCTGCATCTCAAGGGCGTCTACAGGGAAGGAAACACAAATGGGTGCTGCGACTCTCTAACCCATCGATACCGGAACACGGCATTCACATCGATTACCTGGAAGGATCAAAGGGCGAACATGCTCTGTGGTGTGAGAAGTGCCAAGAGTACAAGGTCCCGAGGTGGCCTGACAGCGCGAACGTAAATCATCCGTATGATGTCATGTGCCCAGACTACGATCACGTCCTAGACAAGAAAAACGGTAAATGGATACACGAAGAGCCTGAGAATCCTCACAAGTCCTATTCAATGGGGCATTTTGCATCACCGACAGTACAGCCGATTGAAATGCTCGAGGAGTGGGAACTCATCCGAGGGGATCCTACGAAGATGGGCGCATTCTACAATCTACGGCTTGGACTTCCTTGGGCAGAGGCTGGAACGCGAATCACAGACGTATCAGGCTTGCCATCGATGGGAGAGATGATCCCTTCCTACGATCGACAGAGCGTGATGGGCGTCGACGTAGGGACATTGCTCCATGTGGTAGTAAGGCGATCGTATGGCGGCATCTTGTGGGCAGGGAATCTGGTTGGGAGTGCTCAGTGGGAAGAGCTTGGACGAATGATGCACGCATACAATGTTGACCATTGCGCGATCGATGTCCGACCCGAGACGACGAAAGCCTCAGAGTTCGCAAGGCTATTCCCAGGAAGAGTCACTCTGGTCGAGTACAACCCCAATCCTATGGCCACGGAGGAGAAGTACGGGGAAAAGAACGGAGTACCTCTGTACAGCGGCCTGAGGACACCGATGATCGACAATGCAGTGGCGAAGATTCTTTCTAAGACTGAGGGAGTTCCGTCGAATCTACCGACAGACTTCTGGGACCACTTCAGGGCAGTATCAAGACAGTACGTGACGAGGGCGGACGGGGCTGTATACGTATCGTATGTGCATACGAAGCCTGACCATTACGTCCATGCGTTCAACTACGCGGTATTTGCAGGGAGCCGATTCGAAGGCTCTGACGGTGAGAGGACACAGTTCTTCAGCCCGAGAGGGAGGGGGAGACGATGAGCGAATGGGAGGCAGCAACGCCACTTGAGGTTGGACAATTCTACACGATCGATGGCGAACGTCGGCAGTGCATCAGTGGAGGTATGAACATGAATAAAGCGTGGATGAGAGATAAAGAAACGCGAGATAAAGTTGCCAGCGATATCCTTGTTTATGGGGGCGGATACGTGGTGGAGAACAAAGATGGATCGTGTCCGATTAGAATCCATCCAGAAAGAATGGTCGCTATCCTAGACAAGAAAACGCACAAACCTATCGCGTATCGAACTGTGATAATGGGGCATGAAGTTACATACGAGCTAGAGAACGTATGGCACGGGCGGCTTACTGTAGAGGGAGATGAATCATGAAACTGACGAAAGGCACGATACTGAAGGCGAAGGGCGGGTGGGACGCAGAGGTCGTTTGGGTAAGAACGATTGAGGGACACGGATTCTACGCGGTGCATAGACCAGGAGAAACGGATCCTACCTGCCCTGAGTCATGTCCAGTATGGCACAGGGCGAATGGCCATGCACATAGCCAGTTTGGTGTGCTGGAACCTCCATGTTACGGTGCTGGCCATCCGGCAGATCTTGAGATGGGGGATTACGAGCTATGAAACTGAAGAGATTCAGCGCGGTCGTGGTACTGGCATTAGTGGCTATCATGCTTGTGAGTTGTATGGGGCAACGAGCGATCAGAGAAGGGATAAATACAGTATTCCCGAATGCGGATGGAATTCTTGGAGTAGACGACAATAATGAACTTTGGATGGTGCAAACGGAGGCAGAAGTGCTACTGGTCAAGTACATCCGAGGAAGTTATGGAGAGATGGAGAACTCGTTCAAAATACTGGCGCGAATGGAGATCGGACTATGAAATACATAAGAGGGCAAGACGGCGGCATTTATTCTGTGTCACGTCTGAAGCCTCCATGCAGGCATACGCATGAAGGTGAAGCGATCTGGCGCATGTCTGTTGTGACGTGGAGCGGCGAGTACATCACGTATGCGACGTTCAGAACTGAGGCCCTGGCGATCAAGGCATACAAGTCTATGACAGATTTCATGCTCAGTTTCCAGAATATGATCGTCTTCAGACTAGGCGTTGACGGTGAAGCACCTACCTTGATAACTAAGGGGCAGTTAGATTGCACGGCTGTTGGGCCTGGAGGCACAGAGATTTATGGAAGGAGACAGGAATGACGACACCGCTTGATACGCTGTATAGCATTGGGAAGCTGTTCGTTTTCTTCGGCGCTGCGATGTTCGTGTGGCTGTCGATTCTTGGACAGCAGACGTACTGGATGCGTGCTAGGAACACTAAGATGAAGGATCTGCCGAAGAAGTATCGATTCTTGGCGAAGGCAGCTTACTACGAGTGCTGGTTCTTTGCCGGCTGGTTCGTGATATTCGTAACGGTGGCACTGTGCCGAGTTCTTTGGCGACTGGTAACTGTTGGGTGGTGATGAAGATGAAAGTCCACATCAAGAAATCGGAGGCAGCGGCGTTATTGGTCCCTATTGGTCATGCGTGGGATTCTGGCGTGTTCTGTCCTTCATGGAAGGATGTTGATGTTGTCAAGCGGATATTTATTAACTGGCCTGAGTTGCTAACGGAAGGATGGGATTGGCTTCTGCCGTTGATGGCTGGCAAGGATAACGATAAGGAGAATCATGAGTGACGCAACCAAATTAAGGAACAAAGAGGTATTGGACCTATGCAGGAACTTCCTCGACGCAGTTCAGAAACGTGAAGATTGGCATCCGTTCGCGCAGTTGGGAGCCCGACAGAAGAAATCACCGCCAAATATCCCAGCATTCCAGTCGTTCAAGGTGCTGATGACGCAGCATCCTGGTAAGGGATTTGATGACGATCAGATGCGAACCGTCTGGATTGAGATCACGCTTGGAGGGAACGAGAGGCTGAAGCTGCAGAGAGTCCCTGCGAAGCTGCTGGCCGTCAGAGAGATTGGCTGGGAGCAGTGTGACCGCTGTGAAGGTGAAGGAAGCACTGAGGAAGAAGAAGTCTGTGATAAGTGCAGAGGCACTGGCAAGGTAGAGATACAGCCTCCGAGGATTCCTCAGAAGGGGACTGATACCTATGAGTACGACAACGAACATGCTGTTTGGGGTATCTGCCCGACGAGTTTCAAGTGGCGTGAGGGTGAGCGAAGGCTCGTCAAACTGTAATGGCGTTGAGTCGTGATCAGATAAGGCAGTTGTCCATTGAGACGAGCATGGTAGCTGTGCAAAATGTCTCATTTATTGGACATACTGGCCTTATCACATTGAAGATGCACAACGGAATTGTTCAGAGGGTGTGGGCTGGTACTCCTGCAGGCTTGCTATTATGGGTCCAGGGGCAGCAATTGATCCACCTTGTGCCTAACGCGGAGTTGCCGCTGAAGCATTGATGAGGAGTGGTTCTAGATGAAAGAGCAGCGTATCCCTATGTCGGGTGGTGACGAATACGATGCGCTTACGCAGTGGAAGAACGTCTGTTATTGGCAATCAGGTGAGCGCAAACGGATCAAGCGCAAATACCGGAAGCGCGTCAGGCGGCTATGGCGTGAAAACCGCAACCGGAAAAACACGTAGAGGCTATTGACATCTACCATGTAAGTCGCTAGACTGTCCTTGACGTGAGAAAACACAAGGATACGGCATTACCTATATTTGGCGGCACGGAGGGGGCCATCAGTGCCCAACCAAGTCTCACGTCACTCCGTGTCGCTGATGAATTGATCGACAAGAAAGCCAAGAGACGTGCCTACTACGCAAAGAACCGAGAGAAGATTCTCGCTCAAAGGACCGCCAGGTATGCAGCAAATCCCGAGAAGCTCATCGCTCGCCAGAAAGCATACAACGATACACACAAGGAAGAGGTACATGCCTATCAAGTGGCATATCGAGCGTCTCACAAGGAACAGCGCCACGCATACTACGCCGCTCATCTGCCAGAAAACGCAGCATATGCGTCAGTACGAAGAGCTAGGATAGCTGGCTCAATCATCGGTGATCGCGCAGAGATTGCTGAGATTTATCGCAAGGCGAAGGAAGATCCTAAAGTGCGATGCTATATCTGCAACAAGATGATTCGTATGGGTGACAGGCATGTAGATCACATTTTCCCAGTTAGCAAAGGATTCCCAACAAGGCCATCTAATTTAGCAATCGCGTGCAGCAGATGCAATCGGGCAAAAGGCGCGAAGCATCCTAACGAACTAGGAATGCTGATATGATAGATGAGTAGGCTATTGACATAAGAGGCAGAATGCTGTAGGTTGTAGTCGAGCAAGTATACGAAGGCTCCTGGCGAACAAAACGTTCGTCGAGGAGTCTCTTTGTTTTTCAGGAGGGCAAGATGGCGGATACAGCGACGTCTACACCAGTAGAATCAGGCGACAACATATCTAATCAGCAGTCAGGAAAACCTCGAGCGATGTTGTCGACATTCGTTGCCAACGATACCGATTTCCATTTCATGGAAGTCGATATGAGCGTGAATGGTGGATTGACTTATGGTGCAACGAATCCCAGCAACCAGATCCTGACGATCACTCTCTACGGAGCATTCGAATCCGGCGTTGATCCAGCAGGAGCAGCAGCATTCCCAATCGATATTACTGGATTCACTGTTCCTGCGGGTGAATCAGAGTACACGACCACAACCGATAAATTCCCATTTTATCTCATCAGATGCACATTCGCTGTGGTTCCTGACGGCAAAACAGTGACGATCAAGACTTGCAGTTGGGAAACGAACTAGGGAGGAGACATGGCGGGATTCGGAGCGGTAGGTAAATCGGCACAGAATCTAGGGTTTCTCATGGCGACTGCCGATGCGTCGCTTCTTCACGTTATTGACGACAGCGCGATGGCACAGCTATTAGCAATCGGTGGAGACGCATCTGACTTCGACGACACGACCGACTCTCTTGAAGCAATCTCCAACGCGATCTCTGCTATTCCTGGCGGAACGTGTGATGCCTTCCTAGCGTCTGTAGGCGGTCTCCTTACCACAGCAGCGGCAACAGGGGCTGTAGGTGTAGGTACGACGCTAATGGGCTATGAGAAGCAGATAGTAACCGCCATCCTCGATGGAACGTATGGCCTCTCTGCACTACAGGTTGATATATCGGGAATACCGACAACGATGGTAGGCACGAACTCATCCTTCCTGGAATCGGTCGGCGGTCTTCTGACCACAGTGGCAGCGACGGGGGCTGTCGACACCGCAACTCCAATGATGGGATATATGAAGCAGGTCGTAAACTTCACAGAGAGCGGCGGGGCTACGAATGTTCCGCAGTTTGTAGGCACTCTAGCGTATGCTGATGCTTCTGCTTCTGACGATACTGGTAGCGGATTGACTCCAAGCGCACCTAAGAAGACTATTGCTGCTGCTCAGGTAGTCGCAGGGATTGGTGGGGCTGTAACGATCAAGGCAGGAACCTACGCAGAAGACGTAGCGATGAGTTACGCCGCGCAGGAGCTATGGCCTGAGATTGGGACTGTATTCGATGGCACTGGTCCGTGTATCACGATCTCTGCTGCAAACTGCAAACTTGGGCGACCTGGAGATAGATTCCAGATCACACCGGCAGCAGATCAGATTGGCGTTGTTACTACAGCCGCAGGTACTGGCTCATTCATCAATGGCGCGATGGTAGTTGGGTCGGCAAGTGCCGGAGGATTTGACATCAATGGCTCAGGTGCTGAGTTGCATTGGTGCCGTGCTACTGGCATGAAGGCAGGCGCTAAGGCTTTCGATTCAAGCGTGTCGCAGTTCAAATGGATAAACTGTTCAACGACAGGGAATACGACCTCTTACGGTTTCTATGCAGGTGGTGCGACGATCTCAAGAGGGCTTATACTCAATTGCACATCTGTTGGGCATCAGACATCCGGCTTCTACTTGGACACAGGCGTATCGCTTATAACAGTAAACGACTGTTCATCAGGTGGAGGCGACGGTGGTAAAGTAGACAGCGGAACGAACAACATGTGGGGCAACTTCGTTGATCGACTTAACGACGAACACCATGAGCATATCTATCCTCGATGCACTGGGCAGGGCGCGGCTGGCAATCCAATATCTGTGGCGAATGCCACCACTGACGGTGCAGGTGGAACCCGCGACGATCAGGACTATTGGGGAGATGTTGCGACGATCATCCCCATGTCAACTATTACAACTATCTGGAACGCAGTTGGCGTATACATCCATGCGAATACAGCATCAGACATTCAACAGTGGGACATATTCTTCCCAAGGACAGCTTACAGCTCTGCTCAGAATGGCGGTAACGATTGGGACGAGAACGAAACTGCGTTGACTGTTGCCGATGGCACAATATTTGAAGACGGCGACTTCGTTTGGATCACTGGCACTGACAGAGCGGCTGGCGAGATCGTGAAGGTCAGCGGAGCTCCTGCTGGCAATGTCGTGACTATTGCGAGAGAGACTACCGCAGACGCAGAGGCTGGATTGCGGTACAACTACGATGGCACTCCTGGTGCTAACACCATGTACGTTGCGAGTCGTCCTGGTACTCCTTCTCTGCACAGGATCGAAGGCGACTTCAGCGCGGCGACGACAAGGGATATGAAGGCATACCGATGGCACGAGGCAAGAGAGATGCCTCCGAATACAGGAATGATTATGCGTATGCTAAATGCTACTGATGGTGGCGCAAGTTCGTTCGACACACGCGCCATCTACGAAGACTAAGCATAGGAGGTGCCTGTGAAGGCGACAGCGCACACACAATGGCAAGTCATGAAAGAACGACTGGTGAAAGTGTGGAAGCGGATCAAAGCATGGGTACTGAAGATACTGAACGCAATTGCAAACGTTGAATTTTGAAGAGGTGAACATGACTGAGAACTTGACGGAGACTGTGGCAGAGAGCATGACGGCGCATATCTTCCATGAGCAGATTCAGCTTATGAAAGACACGCTCGACCGCGGACTGATGATATATCAGGGAGATAAGACCAATCGCGGGTACAGGCACTACAAGCAGGAGACGATGAGAACGTTCCATGCGTTCATCGACGCCTTCTGGGGAACACTGCTCAAGGATGGATTGGTAGAGGTATGCCAGTGCGGGGCGCCCACGCGACGGTGGAGCGAATGCCCGTGCTGCGGCGGTTCAGGGTTCAAGGTAGTAGAGGAGGACTCTAGTGGGCTTCATGAAAGCACTGGATAGGGCATTAGGCACCCCCGTCAAAGAAGCGGCGGAGATGACCCCCAGCCGATTAGTTAGCCAGGAGCGCCCGAGCTACAACGACGGGCGCGTTACTCGTCCTGCTGGCCTCCAGAATATCTTCAACGCTTTCAAAGAGGATCCTGCTGTCTTTACCGCGATTGAGAGAATTGGTGCGTCGATCGCAGACATCCCTCTTATCATGATCGAAGCGGAACAGGCAAAGGAAGATCGCAAGTTCGTCAGCGCACGCCACTTCCACGCAGCGTCACGGTCTAAGACCTACGCTGGCGTGATGGAGAAATGGGCGTCGATCGAAGGCGGACGAGTGATCAGGCAAGATCCTATTCTCGACATGCTGGCGAATCCCTGTCCCTCTGCCGGTGTGTCGGGAAACCTCATGAAGCGTGCCATTGTCGCGTACATGGAGCTTACTGGCATGGCCTACGTCGAGAAGCTCTACGATCCCAAGGACGATAAGAAGGTCACTGGCCTCTGGCCGTTGATCAACCCTCTCAAGATGCAGGTTATTGCTGGAAAGACACGGCTCATTGATGGGTACGTGTGGAATGGTTCGAGAGGCGCTGTCGTTTTCAAACCAGAAGATATGATTTACTTCCGCAGCTTCAATCCAGATACCCCGTACTACGGCTACTCACCAACGCAGGTACTGCGCGTAGTCATCGGTACTGATCTCAAGGCCCTGAACTGGAATGCTGTGTTCTTTGCCAATTCCGCTAGGCCAGAAGGCATCTTATCATCCGATCAATACCTCAACGATGGGGATGTAGAGATGATCATGCAGACCTGGGATGACAACCACAGGGGAGAGGAAAACCAGAGCAGACCTGCTGTTATGGGAAAAGGCATGAAATGGCTTCCAACTGGATCTAGCCACCGTGATATGGATTTCCCGTCTCTACGTCGTTACAGCAAGGAAGAGATCCTTGGATCATACGGAGTTCCTCCTATAGTTGCAGGGGATTATACTGATGCTAACCGGGCGTCTTCTGAGATAATGTACCGATTATACTATGAAAATGGCATACTCCCTCGATGCGACGTGATGGAAGACTTCTGGAATACCGCATTGATGGAGCCAGGGAGCGGCAAGCGCATTGTCTACGATCTCGGAGCTATCGAAGCATTGAAAGGAGACGTCCTCGAGATGGCCAAGGTGTCGGCCAGGGTGAAAGAGGAATTCTCAGTCAACGAACGAAGGGTCTTCCTTTGGAATCTTCCGATTATCAAGGGGAACGACGGTAATGCTCTGTGGGATCCGAAGCGAGAGGAAATCATTGGATACGCTCCGATTCCATCAGAGGTTGCAAGCGAGAATCAATTGACGGCTGGTGATGGAACAACTGGTGGACCTGAATAATGGGCGCGGATCTCACAAACCTTGTGAATGCACAGGACATGAAGAGCAGACGGATAGCGGACAAGAAGGACATATTGCTATTACAGCATAAGGTAGGTGGGTAGGATGGCAACAGCACTAGATAGCGCAGATTATCGAGTTTGGTGGGTAGCTTCGGACTGCACGACAGTAATCGGTGGGATCACCGATGCTGGAGTATTGGAGACGTTAGCTGGGTTTAATATAGACGTCGATTTTTCAACTGGCAAGGCGATAACAATCGACATAGACGTCCCATTGGCGGCTGACAATTATGTCTATGGGATCGACAGTGACCTGCAGCAAACGTCGGCCTATGCAGCCGGTACATGGTCTACTAGCGGTGGCATGATCGGTATTCGATCAGACGTAAGGGTCGACTATAAAATTACCGATGCTTATGCAGGCTACTTCAACGTATTGATTGACCCTGCGGCGACATGCACGGTAAACGACATGTTCGGTCTATTCGCGCAAGCTCAGTTGATCGGGCCATTTACAGCCGGTTCTGCTGGGAGTCAAATTGCGGCATTGCGTGGAAGCATTACGAACTCGTGTACAGGGACATACGACGGTCAGGTATTTGCGTTGTCTCTGGACTACGGTTCTGACATCAACTACGGCAGCACGACTGCGTTGATCTACATGTGGACTCATGGGAACGCATATTGCGACCATGGGATCTACCTGCAGAACTGGTCTCCGTATATGCAGACAGGCATGACGCTGACGGAGTACAACACGACTTCATCGATGCTTGTTGGAATTGACATTGACGTAAACGCTATTGGCGCAGATGTCAACTACTTCGGTATCGACAACGATCTAACCCAGCGTAATGTCGCTGCGGGCGGATATCTAAGCCGTGGAAACTTGATCGGTGCTGCTAACTCTGTTACTTCGATTGGGAATATCGATGCTGTATATGCTACATACTCCTCTTCGACGCTTACGATGGCAGCAGATACTGAGTCTAACCAGCTATACGGCGGAATCTTTGCGTCTAATGTTGCTGGTGCTTTCACACTGACACTCCATGACGGAGTGATGGGTGCTCAGTTTGCCGTCGAAATCGATTCTGGTGTAACTGACGTTACTGGCGGAATTATTGCAGCGGGGTTCTTCTTCCCGAATGCACAGAAGGCTCTTACATCGATCGTATATGGTGGCTACTTCAAGTGTACGAACTACACTGACTACGGCGTAGCTGTCATCGTGGAGAGCAACAACATCTCTGCCGGTGTGCAGATTCGCACAAAGGATTCGGCTGTATTGCCGATTGGGTTGCAGATCACATCGACGTCTGGATCCGTTACGAAGGAGATTGAGCTTACGAGCGGAGTTGGCATCTACACAGGCACAGCAGATCCTAACGGTTCTCTTTCTGGAGTGGATGGCGATATGTATCTTCGCACAGGCACATCCACGGCAAACACGACGCTTTACGTGTGCCAAGGCACGACCAACTGGTCTGCGCTTGGGACTGGCTAGTAACTAACGGGAGGGGCTTCGGCCTCTCCCTCTATTTGATTGACGCGGCATAGGGCCGCACGAAAGAGAGCAGCAAAGGAGCACAGCATGACAATGAAAGTGACGTTGACAGATGCACAGCGGATCCAGGCAGCGGCGGCGAAGTTTGTAGGGATTGACCTTCCGGTTAAGACCTCGTACTTGCTGGCGCGAACTGTTTTGGAGATCACGACGCATCTACAAGCATTCCAAGAAACGCGAACGAAATTTGCGAAGAAATACTGTGCCCTGGATGAGAAAGGGGATCCGAAGTCCGAACCGATTGAAGGCGCTCCTGGTCAGGCGAAGCTGTCGTTTAAGACGCCGGCTGACGAAGAAGCATTCGTGGAGAAGATCTCTAAGCTCGGTGAGGAAGAAGTGGAGCTTACGCTCAGGAACAAGCTGGCTCTTACAGCGTTTGACGATCCGAACACGGAAGACAAGACAGTCATTCCGTGGGATCTGTTGGGCGGCTTGATGCCGATTCTTGAAGACATAGAGGAGTAAGGAATGAAACGAATATGTCCGACCTGCGGAATGGTACAAACAAATCAAACGGATGTTTGTCCGAGATGTAAAAAGAAGACCGTTTCCAAAGGTCGGCGTATCGTTCAGAAGGGATTAGCTAAAGGGAGGGCGCAGTAATGGATAGGAAGGCACTAACAGTAACCGAGATTGCGGTGAAGGGAGAGGACGGGCATGTAGTTCTCGACCGCGGCGAGATCACGACTCTGTTGAAAGAAGGGAACGTTGCATCGATGTTCAAGTACGCATTGCATGAACGATCTCTGCCAGAGTCCATAGGAGAGCCGGAGAGGGTGTTTAATGTCGGCGCCCAGGGTGGAGTGCTGTTAGACACGCGCCCGAAGGCCGAATCGGTAATCTCGTCTTCCTCTCCAGATCGTGACGGTGACGTCATGTGGCAATCAGGCATGGTCATCACGACCAACTACGAGAACAACCCGACTGTGTTTGGTCAGCACGATCACGATATCCCGGTGGGATTTACTGAAGTGATCAAGCAATACAGGGATCTAAGTTGGGCTCAGTGGCAATGGCTCAACGATGTGGAACAGTCGCTAGGGAAAGATTACTACGAGATGTGGGTTAAGCATGTGCTTAACTGCGTCTCTGTTGGCTTCATGATCAACGAGTGGGCGCCTCTTGACAAAGGCGACATGTGGGGCGGCTGGGACATCAAGGAGTGGGAACTCCTCGAGCATAGTCCAGTCGGACTGCCATCGAACAGAGAAGCGATGCGAACGGACGGCATGAAGTCGATGTTCCGTGCTTATGCAGAGCAAGTGTCTGAAGGCCCCTCACCGATTCTGAAGCAGATGTTTGAAGAGTTCGAACACGAAGGAGCACCGTTGTCTGTCCCTGTGAATATCACTCTCACAAACGAGAAGGATCTACGACAGGCGATCAAAGACGGCGTTTCTGACGCATTGAAAGAAGGCGGAGAAGCAGCGGTGGAAATGACATGCTCTACTAAGGTCGACGGTGATAAAGCACTTGAGACTTTTGAAGAGATTCGAATGGCAGCAGCGGCGGGGGTTCTTCCAGTCGACAAAGCCTTTGAAATGATTGGAGATCTAGTCGACGGATACAAGGCTGTCATTGTAGAGAAGGATGCTGCGGTGGCGACGGCGGAAGGACAAATCCAAGATCTGAAGCAAGAGCTAGTAACGCTCAGTGCTGGGGTCGTGGAGAAATTCGGATAACGAGGTGAGCAACATGGCGCGAGATCTGAGCCAAATGACCCCAGAAGAGAAAGAGATGGTCCTGCAAGGGGCTAAGATTCTACTTGCCGGGGGAACAAATGATGCAGAGCCAGAGATTCCTGCTGATGTGCAGAAATTTATGGACGATAACAACTATACGATCGAGGCGAAGAAGCCTACGGTCATCGGTGCTGTTGATACTGCTACGGCAGTTCGTAGCACTGAAGAGACCCAGCTTGACGGCATTGGTCCGCAGATGAAGGCACCTGCAGGCCCAGCGATTATTCACGAATCGACGAAGCGAACAAAGAAGGACTTTTTGATCGTTAATGCAGTCGGTATCTTGACACAAGGACGGGACTACGAGCATTTCCTAGATTCCGGCCTTGAAATGGACGTGCTGAAGGCACAGAAGGCTTTCAGCCGCGAACCTAGTGAAGAGATCAGGAAGGAAATCAAGGAACGCGAACAGCAATTGAAAGACCTGAACATCGGGTCTGAAGTTGCCGGCGGATTCTTCATTCCTGAAGAAGTCAATACCGAGATGATTAAGAATCTCCGCGGCCAAGAGATTTGGATGAACATGGGCGTCGACTACATGCCTAATTCTCCGAAGTATCAGTCTTGGCCGAAGGAAGGCGACGATCCTAACATCACGTGGACTGGCGACACGCCTCCGAGCGATATCGAAGACACAGACATGGAGTACGGCGAAGTTACGTTGTCCCTCCATCAGATGGCGTGTCTCGTTAAGATTCGTCTCAACTTGCTCAAGTATGCTCGGGACAATGTTGAGAAGAGGGTCAGGAACCAGATTGTACAGTCGATGGCCGTTGAACAGACGAAGGTTGGATTGCGCGGAACTGGCGGGAAGCAGCCTTTGGGCTTGTTCAATCTTCCGTCGATGGTTTCGTACACGACTGACCTTGGCTCCGCAATCCCGACCTTCAACAACCTGCTCGATCTGCAGAGTGTTGTTCGTGGACGAGATGGTGTCGTTGATGAAACTCGTAGCGCGTGGGTTATGTCTGAAACGTACTTGGGCCTGTTCAAGAAATCAAAGACTGGGACAGCGCAGTATGACTACATCGTTGACCTTACTAATATGCCTCCAAACCGTATCCTCGGCTTGCCGGTATACACGTCGTCCCAGATTCGAACCGATCTAGGGACTGGATCCGATTCTCGATTGATGTTGGTAGGCGACAAGAACCAGATCATGTTGGCCGATGGCGGACAGACTGAAATCACGATTCTCAAGGAACTCTTCGCACGAAAGTTCCAGGTCGGGTTGTTGGCTTCCAGAGAGATCGACTTCGGCGTCCAGCAAGAGAAGCAACTACAGTTCCTCACGGGCATTAAGGCTTCGTAGGAAAAGGATAGGTGAAACATTATGGGTGTGGACTTTACACGCGATTTCAACAGTAAGTTCTACATTGCTCCG